AAAGTTTTATAGCAGCTGGAGCGTATAGACCTGCGCCAGTAACAGCATCAGCTGACCCAACTCAAAAGTTCTTTGCTTTATGCTACATGGGGCAAAAGAGAGTGATGAGGGGTATTGTCTATGGTCCCATTAAGATTATATCACCGGGTGTTTTTCAATTCTATGATAGCACCACGGGAGGACTAATGGTCTTTAGTGGGAAATGCCACTTCAAACAGTTGATCGATCAAATTGAGATCAAACCGTCTAAAAAGGAAACACGAACTTAGGAGGATAGAATGGGAATTCTATTAGGAAGGCAGCGGACACCGCTGGAACAAGTTGAATACTTTATACAAATGGCGGGCATCAATCCAAACGGATTCAGACAGCCCAGCAACAAACATTTTACTTGGGTGGAGAAGCTAACTATGGAGGCGGGTTTAGCCAGCCCTGACGAGCTTCGTGAGGGGCCGAGTGAAAGACGACGCGGCAAACTTAGCGTTCGGAAATACTTCAAAGAAAGCTTTAAGGCTCGACAAGCAAGCGGCTACGAAAGTAGAGCATTCCGCAAAAAGATGCACCGGGCCAAGCAAAAATGAAATGGTCTAGGCAACAAGAAGCCGCTCTTAAGGCAGTCTCAGATTGGCTTAAGAGCGACCAACAAGTCTTCCGACTGTTTGGCTACGCCGGAACGGGTAAGACGACCCTAGCAAAGCACCTGGCAGCAGGAGTAGAGGGCCAAGTGAACTTCTGCGCCTATACTGGTAAGGCTGCTCAGGTGCTGAGTACAAAGGGTTGTCCCGCCACCACTATACACCAGCTCATCTACATACCAAAATTCAAATCTAAAGAGAAGCTCCTACAGCTCCAGCAAAAATTGCTAGACGCAAATAAGGTGCTGACTAAAATGAGGAACGAGGAAAATCCTCCACTCGAAGACATTAAACTTATCAAAGCTGATATAGCTCAACTAGAGCGTCTGATAACCGAGGAAGAGGACAACGGCAAACGCCATTCTTTTATTCTAAATCTCAACTCGGACCTACAATATTCTAAGCTTATTGTGGTGGACGAATGCTCTATGGTCAACGAACAAATCGGAGAGGACTTATTAAGTTTTGGTAAGAAAGTTCTAGTCCTCGGAGACCCGGCTCAGCTTCCCCCTGTGGGCGGTGGTGGCTTCTTCACAGACCATACCCCCGACTTTATGCTTACCGATATCCACCGTCAGGCTAAGGACTCCCCTATTATCGCAATGGCCACAGATGTAAGACAGGGTCGACCATTATTAGTTGGCTCCTATGGTAATTGCCACGTCCACAGAGAGGGCACCAATCTTACAGAAATAGCCAAGCAAGCAGACCAGATGATATGTGGCAGAAACATGACAAGAAAGCGCGCCAATAAAAGGATGCGCCAATTCCTAGGTCGCACTAGCGAACTGCCAACAGTAGGCGACCGCCTCGTCTGCCTACGGAACAACCACAACCATGGGCTATTGAATGGACAAATCTGGATAGCTGCCGGAGATGCCCAAGCGCTAGATAGCGAGAAGTATTTCCTGGACGCGTATAACGAGGACTATGAAAATTCTATACAGAATTTATTGATATGGTCTACAGAGCCAGCTTGGTACGACCGTAACGAAGCCGAGGAGTTCGACTATGGCTACTGCCTAACGTGTCATAAGTCGCAAGGTAGTCAGTGGGATCACGTTTTGGTTATGGATGAATCCAGGATGTTCAGGAAAGATGCCGACAGGTGGTTGTATACAGCAATCACGAGAGCAGCAGAACGTCTTGATGTGATAAAGTTGTGATTTAAATTAGGTCCGATATAAGTACAATGGAAATTTCCAATCATAATCTTATCAAAAGGAAGAAGTTCAAAATGTACGGACCGCAACTCCCTATTTCCGAAGAAATACACTCAGAAAAATATCGTACAGGTGGTGAAGATTTTAGGGAGGCTGTCGGACGAATAGCAAATGCCCTCAAAGACAATGACGAACACTATGACAAGCTGCGAGACATCCTATTAGACATGAGGTTTATGCCGGCAGGAAGAATACAGTCGGCTATGGGTTCGGGCAAGAGCGTTACACCGTACAATTGCTTTGTGTCCGGAACCATTGAAGACAGCTTTGTAGAGGGCGAGGGGTCGATTATGCAGCGTGCTACAGAAGCCGCTACGACTATGAGGATGGGAGGTGGTATAGGCTACGACTTTTCAACTCTACGGCCTAGAGGCGCTCTAATTAAGAAGTTAGAGAGCCAGTCGTCCGGTCCTATATCCTTTATGGAAATATATGATGCCATCTGTAGGTGCGTTGCTTCTTCAGGCCACAGGCGCGGCGCTCAGATGGGAGTGCTGCGCGTCGACCATCCAGACATTATAGAATTTATACATGCTAAGCAGAACCAAACTTCTCTAACTGGCTTTAATATAAGCATAGCAATAACTGATTCTTTTATGGAAGCTGTTAAAGATGGCTCAGACTTCCCACTTGTTTTTGAAGGTCAAGAGTACAGACGGGTAGACGCCCGAGACTTATGGGAGATGATAATGAGATCAACCTGGGACTGGGCTGAACCAGGTGTTATATTTATCGACCGTGTAAACGAGATGAACAATCTAAAGTACTGCGAGACAATCGTTGCGACTAACCCGTGTGGAGAACAACCGTTGCCGCCAAATGGAGCTTGTCTGCTAGGTTCCTTTAATCTTGTCAAATACATTAGAACCCACGATACAATAGGAAATTATTTTGCGTGGACAGAGTTTGTGGAAGATATACCAGCCGTGGTAAGGGCCATGGATAATGTCATAGACCGCGCTACATACCCTCTTCCAGAGCAGGAGAAGGAAGCCAAGTCTAAGCGCCGGATGGGCTTGGGCGTTACTGGGCTTGCTAATGCTGCCGAAGCTATGGGCTATGAATACGGCAGTACTCTTTTTCTGGAGTTCGAAGAAGAAGTGTTGAGCGAATTAGCCTATAGATGTTATATGGCGTCTATAGAGTTAGCCCAAGAGAAGGGTGCGTTCCCGTTGTTCGACCGGACTGAATACATAAAGTCTGAATATCTAAAAGTAATAGACGAAGGCGACGAGCTAACTCGTCTGATCAGCAGCTACGGAATTCGGAACAGTCACCTTATATCTATAGCGCCCACAGGGACTATATCCCTATGCGCTGATAACGTATCGTCCGGCATAGAGCCAGTGTTTTCTCACGAGTACACCAGAACTATTCAGACAATTGATGGACCTCGTAAAGAACTCGTCCAAGATTATGGCTACAGAGTTTTCAAGGTTAGGGGGAAGACAGCTGACAAAGTTACTGCAGACGAGCATGTAGCCGTATTAAACATGGCTTCTAAATATAGCGACAGCGCCGTTAGTAAGACCTGCAACGTTTCACCGGACATGCCCTGGGAAGAATTTAAAGCCATATACTTTAAAGCCTGGGCTGGTGGCGCTAAGGGTTGTACAACATTTAATTCAGGAGGCAAGAGATTTGGCGTGTTGGTTGCCTCTAACGAAGACGAAGAAGGCTCAGCATGCTTCATTGATTCAGAAACCGGGAGAAGAGAATGTTCGTAGGTCATATACCTGACGTAAATATTATGGTTGACATAGAGACTTTGTCAACCGAACCAAATGCGGCTGTGGTTCAGATTGGTGCGTGTGTGTTCAGGGCTTCTGATGGCAGTATTTTGGAGACCATTCAGATAGATGTTGAGCCAGACCCCAACGCTCATGTAGATTTTAAAGTCATAGAGTGGTGGATGAATCAATCTACTGCCGCTAAGGATTCTGTCTTCCAATCGAACGACAGAGTTTCTGAAGCTTGTGCCGCAAATAGATTTAAAGAGTGGTACCAAGAAATGGACAAGAAGCAAAGTCAAGAGAACGAGGACTTGCTTCTTTGGGCTAAACCTCCATCATTCGATATGGTTATCTTAGAACAAATGATGAGACGAGGAGTTTGTCACCTTCCATGGTCATATAGGTCCACTAGAGACCTCAGAACCCTGATTGCTTTAGTAGGCCATCCTCCAAACGGCTATACGAAGCCAGAGATAGCCCATAATGCTTTGTCCGATGCAATAGCCCAAGCGAAGGACGCGTCAGCACTCCTCGATAAATACAAGAGGACACTTTTCAACTCGCTATAAAATTTTACAGAAAAGTGTAAAAAGTACTTTACTTCTGACGAGCTGACCATTATATACAACTTATCAACATAGAAATGGAGGATGGGTTATGTACACAATCGTAGACGGCAAGAATATCGCTTCTTATGAAATTCGCAAACCAGCGGACCTTAAGCCGGTCTCAACGGCTGCTCTGGTTGACACGTATAACGAGTTGACCGGCAAAACTATTAAGAAGTTTTCTGATCGCAAGACTGCCGAGCGCCGTGTGGCTGAATTAATCGCAGAAGTAGATAGTGCGCCAGAAGTTGTGCCGCTTAAATCTGAAAACACAGGACGCAAATCTGTCTTAAACAAATCTGCGGTTATCCGACTGACCACTGCAGAAAATCCAAAACGTTGGGGCACTCAAGCCTATGCCAACTTCGAAAAGTATGAAGACGGCATTACAATTGAGGACCTCCAGATGAAAGGAGTTTCTTTGGCGGACATTCGCTGGAATATTGCGAAAGAGTTTATCCGTCTGGAAGAATAATATGTCAGACAAAACAAAAGAATTCTTTGAATTTGCACAGGAGCGCCACAATATTTATTTGCGGCGCTTTTGTCATGCCCCTAATCCTTATGGGGAAGGCCCCAATGGTGGCCCTTGGACCGACGATCCCATTCTACAAGAATATCGGTTCACCAACGTATATAGAGAGCTGGATAAAACCACCATCTGGTTCAGGAACAACATCCGAGAGCCATTTAGGGATAAGAAAGATGTGCTACTAGCCACTATCGCTTTCCGCTGGTTCAATAGAATTTCCACAGGCAGGATATTAGACGACCAGATGATGTTCAGCTATTGGGATTCAGACGAGGCTAGGAAACTTCTTCAGGGCATATCCCCGGTCGTTACAGCGGCCTATATCATAAAGACGCCTAACGGTATGAACAAACTAGACGGTGTCCTGTGGTGCATAGACCAATGTGCAGATGATATAGGTAGAATGTACCGAGAGATGTGCGAGAGTAACAGCTTGGAACGCTCCTGGGAAATCCTAAAGGAGATGCCTTTTATGGGGCCTTTTATGGCTTACGAAGTCATAACTGATTTACGCCACACACATATCCTAGAGAACGCCACTGACATTATGACGTGGGCTAACCCAGGACCAGGCTGCCGGCGAGGTATATCCAGACTACTTGGGCTAGACAAGGACTATTTCCGATCTGGTAAGACAGATGAGATAATGTCACACATGCAATTACTATTAGCGCAAAGCCAGGATTACATACCTGATATGCCTCCTTGGGAGATGCGTGAGGTTGAACACACGCTGTGTGAATTTGACAAATATCTCAGGGCTAAATCTGGAGATGGTCGACCCAAGCAAAAGTTTCCTTAAACAAGTGCTTTACTTTTGCGTAACACCCTCGTAGTATACAGGGATTAGAAACGGAGGAAAGATGTCTATATTTATCCCCTCTCTAGGGAGGGCTCACGAAACTAAAAATTGCACGTTAGCAAATCTTTCTGCTTCGGACGCCCAAGAGGCTACGATCGTCTGCCAGACGCACGAAGCTATGGACTATTTAAAACTCAGGGACCAATTTGATTGTAACCTCCTGATCTTGCCAGAACACATTAAAACTATAGTTCCAACGCGAAAATATATCGCGGACTATTGCCTAGAAGAAGGCATCGAAAAGTTTTTAATGTTGGACGACGATATAGAATTCTATATTAGGGAAAACCAGTTCACTGATAAAGACGACTGGTGGAAGCTTACGGCTCCAGACAACAGGCAGCTGAATAATCTTATCAACGATATATACGACGACCTCGACACCTACGCTCACGTGGGCATTTCTGGACGTGAAGGAAATAACAGGGTGCGCGACGAGTTCGTAGAAAATACTCGGTACATGAGATTTTTAGCCTACCGCACTAAAGAATATTTATCCTGCTCCCATGAAAGGGTGGAGGTTATGGAAGATTTTGATATTGCCTTACAACTGTTGAGGATGGGTCATAAATCTAAGATTTATTATTCCTATGCCCAAGGGCAGAAGAAGACCCAAGCCGCTGGGGGCTGTTCGGTGTGGCGCACACATGAGGTGCACAATGCTGGGGCTGAGCGCCTCGCCGAACTCCACCCCGGATTTGTAAGGGTTAGGCAAAAGCAGAACAAGACCGACAGAGAAGGTTTTGGGACGCGCAAGGAAGTAACGGTGTATTGGAAGAAGGCTTACCAGTCTTCACAGAAAGAGGATGAAAAGAATGGCGACGCAGAGACTAAATAGGGAAATGCGTGAAGATATTTGTATCGGCGTGTTAAAGCACAGGTTCAGCAATGATGTAGCTGACCTTGAGAACGAGTTGTCTGTTTTCGTTGACGAGATGTATGAGACGCTGTTCACTCAACGGGAACTGGATATCATAGATACAATGAAAGCGGCTTCCAACAAAAAGTGGTTCCACAAGTATTCAAGCTTCGATATGAAATTCGGTTCGGACTATGCCAAACTGACTTTCGGCGGGAACATGAGACTGTTTCTGGGCTGTTGGGTGGATGATATAACGGGTTCCGTCATACCTTATGCCAAGTTCAGAGAAGATAGAATTCTACCTTACGATCTTGGCTGCGCCCACGAGTGGCCAGCAACTTCTAGGGAAGCCACCCATTACAGTGAATTAAAAACTAGGGCAGAAGACCTTATCGACGCTATTCAGTCAGCCCGCAATGAAGTGTTAAGTATTTTGGCTTCGGTAACTACGGTTGGCAAGTTGCTTTCTATCTGGCCTGAAATCAAACCATTCGTTGAGCAGCTGGACACAGTTGTTATTCCTAAGAACTTGCCGGCAGCCAAACGTGTGCAAGTTAACAACTTGGTACACCTGCCTGTTAAGGAAGACGCTGCGTGAAAGTATTAGAAGTAAGAAACGTAAATGACGCGCTCGGAGCTGGTCTACACTATCTCCAGGAAGAGGGTTATACAAGCGGCTCTAGAAATGGTACAGTCAGAGTTTCTAGTCAGCCTGTAACCACGCTATACAAGGAGCCGACAGAGCGCGTCATATTTGATGAGAAGAGGGATGCTAATCCCTTCTTCCACTTCTTTGAGTCTCTTTGGATGTTAGCGGGTCGCAACGACTTAGCCTTTGTCAAGAGATTTGCTAAAAATATGCAAAACTATAGCGACGACGGCAAGGTTATGTGGGGCGCGTATGGATGGAGATGGCGTTCCTTCTTCGACATCGATCAGATAGACTGGGCCATAACCAGACTGTCTAATAATAAAGAGGATCGCCGCGTTGTAATAGCTATGTGGGATGGGAGAAACGATCCCAGAGTGGCTGACGAAGGTGGTAAAGATGTTCCTTGTAACGTTACCCTCCATCTTCAGATAAATCGCTACGGCGAGTTGGACATGTCTGTCTTCAACCGTTCTAACGATATAATTTGGGGCGCTTACGGAGCAAACGCTGTCCACTTCTCCTTCCTACAAGAGTACATAGCATGCTCCCTATCTGTACCGGTTGGCAGGTATTGGCAAATCAGCGACAACTATCACGCTTATGAAGAACTTTACGAAGAGCTTGCCAGCTTATCGAAAAACAGAACCGAAGGACAGTGTCCCTATAGTCCACTAGGTGGGGTTGTGCCTTTCCCACTTATGTCTGAAGGACAGAAAGGCCCAAAGGGGCGGTCTAGTTGGGACCAGGACTTACTTATGTTCTTGGACAACCCTACGACCATCGGATACAGGCACGCATTTTTTAGAAGAATAGCCATTCCAATGTGGAACGCCCACGCTGAGTTTAAGAATGGCAAAGGAAGCGACAAATATGAAATTCCGCTAGAAATCCTCTCTCAAATGCCTCTCGACAACGATTGGAGAAAGGCAGCTGAGGAATGGATCAGGCGGAGGTTTTTACGCTTCAGAAGGGCTTCAGATGACGGTGTTGAGTACAGCTGAAAAAGTAGTAGCATTTAGAGAAAGCGGCTGGGTTGACCGTATGCATACGGTCATTAAGCAAAGGTCATACAGAACTGGTGAGCACCAGTGGAACGTGGCTAACTTAATCATCCTCCTCTTTCCTAACGATGTCACAGTTGACCTAATTAAAGCAGGATTGTGGCACGATGTTCCTGAGAGATGGGTGGGCGATAGTCCATACCCGGCCAAGTACCCAATGACTGGGAACAAGTTGGCTGAGGTGCTCCACCAAGCCGAGGACAAAGTTGACCATTATTTAAATTGCAACGTTGACTTGGATGAAAGAGGTCACGGCATTTTAAAGATTTGCGACATGTTAGAGCTCATATTATGGGCGCACGAAGAATTAAAGCTGGGAAATGTCCATATACAAGGCACGTTCAATAACGGTATGAGAGCTATTACATACATGGCACTTTGGGACGAGATTAAGGATACCGTTAATGAGATATTGGCTTGTCCCAATACTGAAGATTCTTCTTGGTGGAAGGAGCTTATGGATAATGCCAAAGTACGCAAATGAGAGTCAGATAGGTGGGGACCACTATAAGCAAGGTGGCTCCACACAACACTGGGATTTTATGACAGCTAATTTTGGGGGTAGCTATTTAATTGGCTGCGCTACCAAATATGTCACCCGCTGGCGGAAGAAGAACGGCACAGAAGACCTATTAAAGGCAGCGCATTATTGCCACAAGCTGCAGGAAGTGGCCGAGGACAACCAGATACACCCTGGGCATTCTCATCGGTTAGATGTATCTGCCTTCTTTAAGGCCAACGACATACCCGAAGAGGAAGCCCAGATAATTCTACTTATCGTTAACTGGCACAGCCCCTGGTGCTTTAAGAAGGCGCGTGAGCTTATCTTAGATTTGGCGGGGGCTGAGGAATATGATTGATAAACAACAGAACGTATGCTGTCAGCTGAAAGATGCTCTACTGCAAATGGCTCTAGGCTTTTCTGACACCGAACGACTTAGCGCTTTTAATTGTGGCTTAGCCGAAACGGTGGCCGATCTTCTTGAGGAAGTGGAAGACCCTCAAGAAATAGATGCATATTTAAAGAAAATACAAATAACATTTATACAAACAACTTTAAATAAGTTGAATGAGAAAAGGAGAGTGGGGAATGAATCAGGAAGAAGTGACCCGGATTACTAACACAATTGTTGACGACCTCGGTGATTGTGACTTGGAGTCCTGCTTAACAGTTCTTGCTAACCTATCGGGGCAAGTAATAGCTGCGCTGTCTGAACGCAACCCAACTACTGTTCAGAACCAAACAGCTAATTTGGCTGCCAATATACAGAGGATAGCTATAGACCGTATAGTACAGGAGCCTGAAGCTTGATTCAAGAACCACTATTTCCCCCGGCTTCTGCTTGGAAGCCGCCTTCACTTACTGATTTGCCATCCCTGAAGGGTGTTAAACGTCTTTGTCTAGACGTTGAAACTCGAGACCCTAACCTTAAGACCACTGGACCTTCAGTTAGAACGGGCGGAAATCTTGTTGGAGTTGGGGTTGGCATAGAAGGAGGGCCATCCCTCTATTTACCGTTCGGGCATCCTGAGGACAACTTACCAAAGGATGCCGTCCTCTCTTACCTTAAGCATGAACTTAAAACGTACGACGGGGAAATCGTAGGAGCCAACTTGGCCTACGATCTAGACTGGCTGTGGGCTGCCGGCATAGACATGCCTTCTGTAAAGCGCTTTCTTGATGTTCTTATAGCAGAGCCTTTAATCGACGATAACCGCTTCAGCTATTCCCTTGACTCAGTAGCGAAGACCTGGGTTGGAGACCAAAAAGATAAACAGCTTATGTTAGAAGCTGCTAGAAATTATGGTATGAAGTCAGACCGGGAACTGGGAGCGTACATACATCTATTGCCAGCCAGGTATGTTGGCCTTTACGGAGAACAGGATGTTAATCTGCCGCTTAAAGTTCTGCGTTTCCAGGAAGACGAAATAGAACGCCAGGGAATACAGAACGTTTGGGAGCTTGAAAGTAAATTACTTCCGGCCTTGGTTAGGATGCGGCAGCGCGGTGTACGGGTGGACGAAGAAAGGCTGCTAGAGGTTGAAATCAAATGCCAAGAGAAGCGCCGCGAATTTTCTGACTTCATAACCCGCGAGACAGGTGTAGCCGTTGGGCCTGATGAAGCTCTAAAAAGGTCCGCTGTATTACCTGCCCTCAGAGCTGCCGGCCACCAGATCGATGCCGATGACTCCCTAGACCAAGAATTTATTAAGGCCAGGAAAGACGATTGTCAGATCGTAAACGCACTAGGCAATTTGAGAAAGTGGACCACGCTTAAAACCTTATCTATAGACCCGGTTAAAAAGCACCTTGTAAATGGTAGGATACACTGCACCTTTAACCAGCTCGCTGCTGATAAGGACGACGGCAAAGGCAGTAAGGGCGCTAGGTATGGAAGGCTTTCTTGCGAACACGTTAACATGCAACAGCAACCTTCTCGTGACGAGGAGATAGGTCCGCTATGGCGTAGCATTTATATTCCTGAAGAAGGCAAGCAGTGGGCTGTGTTAGATTATTCACAGCAAGAACCTAGGATGCTGGTACATTGGGCGGAATTAGTTCACGGGATGAAGCTTCCTAAATTTCCCATGACCGGCGCTATAGATGCCGCTGAAGCTTATCGCCAGAACCCAGATACAGATAACCATGAAATGATGGCTCAGCTTGCTGGTGTTACACGTAAGCAAGCTAAGGAAATATTCTTAGGACTTTGCTATGGCATGGGGCAGCCCAAGCTTTGTAGAACGCTAGGTCTAAATACAAAAGTCATAACTCTAAAGAGAGGCCCAAGGAAGGGGCAGCGTATCGTCGTGGCGGGCGACGACGGAGAGAAGCTATTTAACAAATTCCATGAAAAGGTTCCATTTCTTAAGCAAATGGAATTACTTTGCATAGAACGAGCCACACAGAGAGGGTACATAACCACTCTCTCAGGTCGGAGGTGTAGGTTCCCAAAGGATGCCGACGGATTAAACTATAAGTGGACGCATAGGGCTTTAAACAGACTTATACAGGGGTCTGCAGCTGACCAAACGAAAGCCGCTCTAGTAGCTGGCGACGAGGCTGGCTTCCCTTTGCAATTACAAGTCCACGATGAACTAGACCTAAGCATAGAACATAGGCAGGAGGCGGAACAACTAGCCGAAATCATGAGGAACTGTGTAGAGTTAAAAGTTCCTTCTAAAGTAGACATTGAGATTGGTCCTTCGTGGGGAGAAGTGAAATGAGCATAGAAAGATTTAAGCAGTGGATAGAGAACTCTGAACCTGGAGATAACATATTGTATCTTCAATCAGACCACGCCTCCAAAAGTCCTGCAATACAGAAGTTGTTTTGGCAAGCAGCTATCGATGGAAAGGTGTTTCTATACCAGAAACGAGTAAGGCCGGGCATATTTAATTACTTTGCTAAAAAGGTAACGCCTAGAACAGGCAAAGTGATAAAGCCCTTTGATTATGGAGATTGATGGTGGGACACTACGACGAACAAATTGACGCTCACTATGAGAAGGAATACCTTGAGCAAGTTAGAAAGGGAACGGCTAGTAGACCAGGCTTTCATAACTACATGATGGGAATTGCTATGATGGTCGGTACTAGGTCACGTGACCCGAATACAAAAGTCGGTTGTGTAATAGTAAGGCCGGACAAAAGCATTTGTTCTACAGGTTACAACGGCTTTCCTAGACGTGTGGTGGACTGGAAACACCTATGGGAAGACAAAAGAAGAAAGTATGAAAGGGTGATACACGCTGAGATGAACGCCATCCTTGCTTCTAAAGAGCCTGTCGAGGGATACAATCTATACACAACCCTGTACCCATGCCCCGACTGTGCCAAGCACATAATAGCTGCCGGCATAGAGAGCGTTATGGTTCCACAAGAACATCGCTTCCGTCGCGAACACGAGTTGTCTAAGCAATTGTTCTCTGAGGGCGGTGTATCGGTGGTCAATGTCTGAGTCAAACTATTGGGCTAGAATAAAGCCCATGCTTATTGGGCTAGATGCCCAGAGGATAGAAAGTCTCACCGGCCTGGGCGTGCCGGACGTGAATTACACACACGGCTGGATAGAGCTTAAGTGGATAAAAGAATGGCCGAAGAGACCTACGACCAACGTGCGGATAGACCATTTCACGCCACAGCAAAAGGTCTGGCTGATAAGAAGGATACATTCTGGCGGGAGGGCGCATGTTTTATTAGGGATTGGTACCGGAGAATCATTATTGTTTTGGGGAGACGTTGCTGCTTCACATATTGGCAGCTCAACTCGAGAAGAGTTAATACAGCATGCTTGCGGCTATTGGCAAAAGGGCGACCGCAACATGCCAAAGGAGTTAAAGAGTGTTTTACACGAAGATAGATTTGAACGGCAAAGAGGACTATTTGACGCAAGGTGAAGCGTACCTCTTATTGAGAAAGCGCCTGTTGCTGACACAGTCAGAAATGGCAGCTGGTCTACATATTAGCCGACACATGTACTCAGAATTAGAGCGGGATAAACTAAAGGAAGATTATTCCTCCTCCGCTTCTCTCGTACTAGAAGAAGGCGTACAACCCAGCGAGCGGTGCCTCATATATAGAAAGCGTGCCAAAATGACACAAGAACAAGTGGCCAAAGAGCTTAAAAAGTCGAGGCTGTGGGTGAACAAGATGGAAAATGGCTATGTTGACTGCGACGAACTCATTTGGTTCTGGGAATGCTAAGGCTAAGCTCCTGGGATGAAGCCACAAATACAAAAATCAATAGAGTTTCTTGAATGGTTCAGACCCGGTGGCCCTTGGGTGCTGTCGGCTATCGTTCCAGGAGGCAAGATTACCACTAGCACTTTTAAGTCTTCGCAGAAAGACTTATTGACGAAGTGGATAGAGAGCCGTTCCGGTATAGAGAACGTCTATTTCCAAGTGAATAGTTCTGGCGACCAAATACTCCAGAAGAAGGCTACTAAAGAAAGCATAGCTACAGCTCATTGGCTACACGTAGATGTGGACCCTTCTGCTGACGCCGAGCTGTTTGAAGCCGAACGTAAAAGAATTCTAAAACGTATTAAGGATTTTGCTCCTAAGCCTAGCCTGGTTATAGATAGCGGCGGGGGCTACCAAGCCTTTTGGAAATTAGACCAGCCTGTAAAAGCAGACGACGAAGGGTGGTCCGAATTTGAAAGATACAATAAACAAATAGAAGCCGACTTAGGGGGCGATCACTGCCACAACGTCGACAGGATTATGAGGCTGCCGGGTACGATTAATGTGCCAAATAAAAAGAAGAGAAGCCTAGGTCGAAAAGAAGCTCTGTCTAAAGTTATCTATAAAGAGGACTTATGCTATTCCCTAGACACTTTCACGCAGTCTCCTATGATCGATGGCGGAGAACGAGGAGACGTTGGACGTCCTGAGGTTAAACTCTCGGGCAATTTGCCTAGACTTAACGAACCCGATGACCTGGATCAGTTTGGAGACGTCCCAGGTGAAGTCAAAATGCTTATCGTGCAAGGTCTAGACCCCGATAGGCCGGACAGATACCCTTCTAGGTCAGAAGCGTTTTGGTACGTCGTCTGTGAACTGGTACGGTGCGAGATACCGGACGACGTTATCGCAGCAGTTATCTTGGACCCGGACTTCCTTATCTCTGGGCACGTATTAGATCAGAAAAACCCCCAAGGGTATGCGGTGAGGCAAATACAGCGGGCCAAGGAGAACGCAATCCACGAGGATTTGCCAGGCTTTAACGATGAACATTTTGTTACGTTCGTAGGTGGCAAGGTGAAAGTCGTGGAAGAAAAATATAGGGCGGGCCGCCGGGAGCTGTCCTTTATGGACCCTGGCTCGTTTGAAAAATACTACAGCAACAAGTTTGTAGTCGTCGGGGAAACAAAGGAAGGCATGCCTCTAACCAAAAAGCTTGGCAAGTGGTGGGTGGAACATAAACACCGGAGATCGTACAGAGGATTAGTCTTTGATCCTAGCGGAGATGCTCCCGAGGACCACTATAATTTATGGCGCGGGTTTTCCTGCGCGGCTTTGCCGGGGGATAAGCACGAGTCACTTCTAGCCCACATAGAGAACGTTATTTGTTCCGGCAACGAGGAACACTATGAATATCTAATTAAATGGGTGGCTCGCATGGTACAGACGCCCGCTACACAGTCGGAAACTGCCATAGTCCTTAAAGGTAAGGAGGGAACCGGGAAAAACACTTTCGTTAATGCAATAGCCTCGCTATTCCGCGAACATTTCTTTGAAAGCTCTTCAAGTCAGCAGTTTTTAGGTAACTTCAACTCACATTTAAGGGATAAGGTTTTAGTACACGCCAACGAAGCGTTCTTTGCCGGCGATAAGAAGCACGAAGCTACTTTAAAAATGCTTATCACAGAAGCCACAATGCCAATTGAACCTAAAGGCGTGGACATTATGATGGAGCCAAATTATCTCCACCTCATAATGTCTTCTAACTCAGAATGGGTTGTTCCCGCCGGACCGGAGTCAAGAAGATTTATGGTCCTTAATGTAAGTGATGAAAAGATTCAAGATGCCAAGTATTTTGCTAAGATACGCGATGATATGTCCAACGGTGGCAGAGAAAATTTGCTTCGCTATCTTCTTGATATTGATCTATCTGGATTTAACGTTAGAACTGTTCCCATAACGGAAGCTCTAATCGACCAGAGATTAAGAAGCATGGACAGCTGTGCCCAGTGGTGGTATTCCCGGCTGGAGCGTGGCTACATTATAAACCCTGAAGACGGGTGGATACCAGAAATAGAAACCGAGCACATTTGGAAATCCTACATAATGGAGATGCGAGAGCAGGGGCAGCACTATAACAAGAGCCGACCTGAGCTCGGTAAATTCTTAAACGATGTTATCCCTGGGCTTGGCAGGAAACGCATACAGAAGGGTAACAGCAAGCGCCCCTACTATATGATAGCAGACCTGCAGGAGTGCCGTGACCACTTCGATAAGACTATGGGTGGCCCGTTTGAGTGGGACGATTTAGAAGCTGAAGTTCAAGGAGATATACCATTTTGATAACAGCTATTATTTGCGGCGGTAGGAATTGGGATGACGCCCAGGCAACCTTTCAAATCCTAGACCAGATAGACAAGGAGTACGGAATTGGCACCGTGATTAGTGGCGGCGCGCGCGGAGCCGACAACCTAGCAGAAGCCTGGGCACATGCTAGAAATAAACAACTGAAAGTATTTCCGGCACAATGGACCTTACATGGTAAGGCAGCAGGGTTCATTAGAAACGACCAGATGCTACGGGACGGAGAACCTGATTTAGTCATAGCCTTTCCCGGCGGCTCTGGCACCGGCCACATGACAAAGAACGCTATAAAGAAGGGTGTTAAAACACTAAGCATATCTATAGCGCACCAAGGATTTACCGAATACTCTCAGGAGGGGGATTTGTTGGGGCAAAATTTTTTAAATCACAAATTCAGCCCTTTTTGCTTTACTTCTGACGCAGAGTGATATATAAAAGAATTTGGAAGGATAGCTTAAGAGCCTCATCGGGACAGCCCGAGAATAAAGCATCTAGAATTCAAGTGTCCATTTGCCTGAGCACTTACCCCCAATAGAATTCTAGAGTCGGTGGGTTAGGCACCCCACCTCCTTCCAGATAACATAACGGAGCGCTAGGTAAATGGTTTATATCCATGCAACCTCCTTCTTACTGAAAATTGTTGTTTTGTAGAGCAACAGTTTGGGCCTAGCGCTCCGTTATGTTATTAAGGGGATTACAATGCGAGTTGACCTAGTCATAAACATGAAGACGAGAGAGGATTCCGGCGGGCACGGCTGGGCATCTACAATGGTCTGGCCGATATATGATGCTGAGAGCCTCAAACACGAAAAAGTTCTTACCGTTATTGGTTGCCCATATATCAAGGAATTTCATTTTCGGTTCTCTAAGGGCGATAGCGTATATAGTTCATCCGAACCAGTTTCGTCCTTCTCCGTTCGACCATATAGGGAAGACATCATCTCAAAATTATATTATGAATTCACGAAAGCAGTTTTAGATAATTGCTTTAGCGGCTATGGGATTTACATCTGATGAGGGATATTGGATTATGTGGCTTTGAAAGAAAAGTCCTTGCTGACATATATGATGGCATCGATATGACCCAAGGGGCGGCCTTGTCAGCGGCGATAGAGTTCCTCGGGAATAGTGGGCATATTGACAAAACAACTTGCCGGCTCACAGACAAAGGTATTATAGAAGCCAGAGAGATATCGCGCGAGAGATTTTTTACGAGCCAACTCCTCTCGTAGCTCAACTGAATAGAGCAGCGGTCTTCTAAACCGCAGGTTCCAGGTTTGAGTCCTGGCGAGAGGACCAGAAACGGAGAAGCTATATGCATGTTACAGCGGGGTCTAATATTGCTCACGGGATCAAAGAGATTCACTTGGACGGAGAACGCCAATTTGAGTGTACCGAGATTGAAGATGGCGCGGGTGGTAAAAAACAGTTTGTAAGAAGATACAAGCGTGATACCAACGGAAGCCTTCAATTAAACGAGGCAGGAGAAATTATCACTGAGCTTGTGTATGGCAAAGTAGAAATCGTCTGGCACGAAACAGTTTAGCACGTCTAGCTCAATCGGTTAGAGCTGACCGCTCATAACGGTCTGGTTGGGGGTTCAAGTCCCTCGGCGTGCACCAAGAATTCGGAGTAGGTTAATTGGTAAACCGCCTCCTCGCTATGGTTGAGGTAAATGGCCTTAGAAAAGGGCGGGGTTTTTGAAAGTGGTTCGAAACACGAGTAAATGTAAATAAAGACTGTGGGTTCAAGTCCCACCTCCGAGTGCTATAACATTGGGGAGCAATATGAAGAAATGTACTTTTAAATCTGTGTCAGGGTCGATCACCCACGGAGAACTTATCCCCCTGGCAATTCGCTTTTTGCGTAAAATCAATTGTGGTGCGGTGTTAACCGAGAAACTGTACTTTCAATCACGCTATGGTGAAATGCCAGACGCGATCGGGTGGCGGAGCGATTGCTCTATACTAATAGAGTGCAAAGCTACCCGATCCGACTTTTTAGCCGACAAGAAAAAGCCTTTTCGTAAAGACTGCGCTATGTCTATGGGTGACTGGAAATTCTATTTGGCCCCGGCTGGACTCATACTCCCCTCCGAACTGAGAGCTGGATGGGGACTTATAGAATGCAACGGGAAGCGATTAGGTAAAATATACGGTGGCCCAAGGGGTAACTATTGGGGTGGGGACAAGCCCTTCGTCGGAAATAAACGCCAAGAAACGCGAATGCTGTACAGCGGCCTTCGCAAGATGCAAAAGAAATTCGGGTTCGAAACGTATCACCCAAGCCCGCATAGCTCTTGGCAGGGTGGCAAAACTTAATATAAGGACAAGTTATATGCCTATTAGCGCATTAGACGCCTATACCGAAGAACTAGAGGACAACATAAAGCGCGGTGTGTACGCCAAAAAGGAATACCCACAACTCCACGCTAACGGTAAAATAGAACGGTTCAGCAATGTTAGAATTGCAATATATGATTCAGCTGGCGATCTGATAAAGAACCCCGAGAAACACGATGGACCGTTTTACGATTGTGCCGGACGCATGTTACATACTGAATCTTATAAGAAGTCTGGCAACTACAGCGGATTTGGGTACCAAAGGCCTTTGAAGTACGCCATTGAGGATGTCTATGTAGAAATCAATAGAGCCTCCAACGAAATGGAAAAACTTTATGACCCTCACTACGGAATCGATAGAGAGGAAGTCAAACAAAACTTAAGACGACTTAAAAAATGTCGAAAGTGGATGAACAAGCTACTTAAGGCAGAACGCAAAGCAAAACTTAAAGCGAGGAGAAGCCTATGACGCATGGTGGATAGACTACACAACTAGAGAATCTCATCAGCTCCCCGCGCTCAATGTGTGGGGAGCTTGTACCTAGATAGACAGAAAGGAAGATAGAGATGATGTATTTAAAATTTATGTACTGCGATAGGCAGATGGTTATTCCTTGCGAGCAGTATGTTGTCACAACGCATAAAACTAGCTCTAAAGGAAAAGAGCCACCACACTTATCCATGGAAATTAAATTTAAACGTCCGGACGATAGAGACGTCCACGCAACGTTTGAAATTTCTAATGACAGCGAGCTGAACGGCATTTACGTCATGAGCTCTGAAGGAAAGACAATAGACACGATAGGTTTTGAAGAAATCTATTGAATAAGGCCCCCGGACAAGTCCGGGGGTTTACTTTTGCCGGAGAAGCACTTATATAGGGGTGTAGGAGGAAGGAATATGAAACTTTTAAACGCTAGTTACGCACTACAAAATTTCATAGCTAGTAGTGGCATGGTCAGACGCTCTTTTGAGGCTGCTCACGTATTTCACTCTGGTCAGGTCCGCAAGTATACAAACGATCCATATATAACGCATCCGATAGCTGTAGCTGATACTGTGATACAGCATTTCGGTTACCATAGGCAGATGGTCTGTGCGGCGCTACTCCACGACGTTGTCGAGGACACCTCGGCTACATTTACAGACGTTAGAAGCCTGACCGACAAAGAAACAGAGGGTTATGTGCGATGGCTGACGGATAACGACCGTCCAGAGGATGGCAATAGGGCTGTAAGGAAACTTATGTGCTTAAGGCGTCTTCAGGCGGCACCCCTAGAAGCTAGGGCTGTCAAAATCGCAGATCTAATAGATAACACTAGCACCATTGTCAAGTACGACAAAGCTTTCGCTAAAACTTATCTTAGTGAGAAGAAAGATTTACTGAACGCGTTCTTTGAGCCGGGGTCGCAAGGCTATCTTACGCCGTACAACAAGCTTTGGCAGCATGCTTTTGATGTTCTCAAAACCCAACAATCTAGAAGACGGGCGCTGATCCATGGTTAACATTAAACTCAGATTATTAGGGAAGACTATATTTGTCTCTCCTAAAAGAACGAAGAGGGGCATAGAGTGGCAGCAGAAAGGCGCGACTATAAACGTATCGCTTTCTGAGCCTATCGAAGACCTCAGAACAGCTATTATATACGTAAATAAGAAAATATCAGGGTATACCGCTATAAGCCCAAAGGGCAGCGGCAAGTGGGCTGTCCTAGACCCTACCGGAGAAGTGGTGGCGGAATGGGCGGACAGCGAAGAAGTATTTGGAATGGGAATAGTGGCTGCTACAGCGCTCTTTGTTGAGCATTTAAAGTTGGAGCAGAAAGATGACGAAAATGAGGTGGCCTGATGGGCACGAATCACACAAAGACGAGCTTGGAAAATTACATCGCGTTGGCGGACCAGCACTTGTTGATGCGAACGGTGACGAATACTACTTCAAGCATGGAAGATTACACCGTACCGAAGGAGCAGCGATCAAGAAGAAAGCCAGCGGTAAAAAATATTTTTACTGCAACGGCGTCTTTCTTGGAGAGTCTCCCCCAAGAGGGTTTGGTGATGACTAAGCGCGAGGAGAGGTTGCTGGAGTGCTATAGGGACTTTGTTAAAAACGGGGCCAACTTCGACAACCTTAATTCCTCTTGTGCCTTAAGAGCTGTTCAAATAGCTAGTGGTCGGGACGACATGACAGTGTTCATGGCTTTTCTAGGAAGGGGCTATGCGAAGCACTATGGTCTTGGCACACCTACGATGCTATCTTATAAGGCTTCTAAAGAGTTGGGGCTAGAGCCCACATATATGGGGGCGGACCATTTTGGTGGTCCGTGGAAGCAGGATAGAATCACCTTGGGCCGTTTCCTCGAGGAATACCCTTCAGGCACATATTTGGTAAGTTCCTCACAGCATTTATATGTTGTTCATGAAGGCCACGTCATAGATCCTTATATTGGTGGTCGACCACGAAGCCGCATCAACAGAGCCATCAAGCTAGAGAACGCCAATGTGCAATGGAAGCTAGAAGGTACTCACATGAAATTTATAAGCGTCGCCGGCAATGGAGAGGCCAGGGCAAGAAGAGCCTCCGGCGTGGCTCACTGGGTGAAATTGAAGAATGAACAAGGCTTCGCGTGTATAGAAGACGTCTTGCAGGTGAGCTCTTATACGAAGGAAGATTTAGAATTCGATTTGAAGCGTGGTCGGATTATTTTAGCCTAGGGGTTTACTTTTGCCTGAGAGTATACTATATAAGTAATGAACATTAGGGGGAGAACCATGTTAGCTATTAATCTCATTATCGTTTTAGCCACAATTTTCGTATTGGTAAGCATATGCGTACTTTCCAAACGATAAGAAATATAGCTATGATAGCACTTGTCTGTGGCTGCGCTGCTAAACCGCTACCGCCGATACAGTCAGAACTTCCTACTGACATAAACTTAGAATATAGCCCAGGGCGTGCTAGCGCACGATTGGTTATTGATAGGATCAAGCACAGGGAGATTACTAATGACCGCTATTACTCAACAAGAAGAAGCTGCGATAGCAAAAGAGCTTGCGACGCGCTTAACTTTAGAGATAGATATGATGTTAGAAGAGCGCCCAGAGGTGGAAAGTGTTATTCTGTCCACGGCTCTATATATGACCGCTCAACAAGTGTCAAGGTCACCAAACCCTGTTAAACGCGAAGCAGCAGAAATCTTCGAAAAGCTCATTAGAGATTACCGATAATGCCGATATGGGTCTTACATCTACTTATGTTTGCGGTGGCGTATCTAATAGCTCTTGCTATTCACAAGCATAGGCAGAGAAAAAAGTAGTTTACTTCTGCCGCAGACTAGGCTAGGTTTAATTCAGAATCATAGGGGGATATTATGAATATCTGGAAAATCACTGATAAATTTGGTAACGATACATTCGTTCGCTGTCCCGGCAAATCCGGCGCGAAAGTCTTCGCTTCTCGCTTGGGCGCCAAGGGACCACTTAAGGCAGAGGTTATCGCAGAGGAATTCGTAGAGGGCGAAATCTTCGTTGCTTCTTTCCCCGCCGCCACTGTAGAAGAAATTCTGTCGAGTAGAGTATGACAGAAATCTGTATGTCTGGCTGTGCTAGGTTCGATTGTAAATTAAACGAACATAATTGCGCTGCTGGTGTGTCCAAAATAAAGTGGCGTGACCACGGTCAGACATGCAGAGACTTCGAGCCTATGGAGCCAGTTTCAAATAAAGAAATGGCGCGCCTTAGAATTGGAAGAAAAGAAAGTTATTTTAGGAGGCTGTAATGGCCAGCAGTACAACACCAGTCGACGAATACGGCTTGCCGATAGATACCGTTGACGATCTGTACCAACCCACCAGTTGGGGAGAAGAGATGGCCATAGCTAATGCTGCCGGCGACACCTTCTACATAGAAGTCAACATGGCGCCCTTTACAACTATGCGCTTCCCGTTCCCGACGTACATGTATCCTCAGATTATTGAGAACATGGTCGAGATGAGCCAGAAATATAACAAGGTCTTGGAGATAGGCGATGAGTGACGTTGACACTATTACAGTAGATAAAGAGAACTGCTATTTAGAGATGGTAGTTTCTGACTACATATACCAGAATTGTTTCAAGGATACGGACTCACTCCGCATTTCCTTAATTCGGCGCGACGACAAGCCTTGGAAATTTGTACACAACGCTTTTGCCATACACGCAGTCAATAAGTCCGGCCACGAGGATATGTTGGCCCTGCACAAAAGCCAAGACCCTTACAACATAAATGAGTGGAGCATTAAAATCTCCTACACAAAAGGTACGGGCACCGGAAAGGGATCGCCTAATTATGAGGTGTTGCGTAAGATTTTGCACCACATAAACAATGGCACCTACCAATTACATATTCACGGTCAAGCCTGTGATGGACAGTGGAAATGCTTGGCTCTTTGGGACAGACCGTTAGGAATAAAGGCTCACCACACAACGTTACAAGCCTCTAGCGAAATGTTAACTGATAAGGGCACACCCTACAAAAAAGTCGATGTGTTCGATTGCGGAAATAGGTACTGGGTACGGGTTTACCAATTCGACACCCATAGGACTGCCTGGAAGATTGTTGATCACTACGAGACGAAGAACTGGCAGTATGCTTTGGACTTGTATCACACAGTTATACAATCTCACTTGCCTAAGCCTTACAAACCAGATATAGATATCCAAGATTACATGGGAAAAGAGTTCGAGGGGGAGATAGCAGATGAACATCTTTTACACGTCACATGACCCAAAACGTTGCTCTATGGACCTAGACGACAAGCGTCTTGTTAAAATGGTCCTGGAGACAGCCCAGATGTTGTCCACGGCTGCCATATTGAACGGCGGTGTAGGATGCTATAAGCGGACCCACGAAAACCATCCCTGTGTTAAGTGGGCTGCTTGTAGCAGGGGCAATTACAAATGGCTACTACGTCTATTTGACCAACTGGCGGCAGAATATAGCTGGCGTTTTCACAGAGTTCACAAATCCCACGCCCAGCACTGTGCCACATTGATTCAAATGCAGGAATTTATCCCCGAAGGAGCCTTCTCAGAGCCACCTGCTGTAGTTAAAGGCCGGGAGGGTAAAACCCTAGAGCAGCAATATCAACGTTACCTCCAGGATAAATGGGACGAATCCATAAGCGTTAAATGGACTAACCGGCAGCCGCCTAAGTGGCGTAAATCTACTAAGTTGAAACTGGGAAGCATATTCGGAGGTTTTGATGCCTAAGGGACGTGCTCGTAAAAACTTCTTTAAAGACACGATAGCGAGAGAATTTTTCAACGCTATGGCTGGACCATTAATCGGTAAAGGCATTAGAGAAGTTTACGCCCATAAGCAACGGCCGGACCTGGTTATCAAGATAGATGGCTGGGAAAACTGTTTAAGTCAAAACGTTGCGGAATGGCTTATGTGGAACGAACTACAGCACACAGAAGCCGGCAAGTGGCTGGCCCCTTGTGTAAGCCTATCTTCTTTTGGTTCGGTACTTATTCAAAAACGCACCACTCCGATACAGCATGGCAAATACCCAGAGAAGGTGCCGACGTTTCTCTGTGATTTTAAATACCAAAACTTTGGTATGTACAAAGGTCGGTTCGTCTGCCACGACTACGGCTTATCAAGAGCGACAACACTAGGCGCTTCTGCTAACAAGCTAGCCAAGGTCGATTGGTGGGACGCGGAAGGAGAATTATGATGGCTTGGGCTTACACATATCTGCTGATCGGAATGCTATTGGGAGAGCTGGCAATTTGGGGCTGTAAGAAGAGAGGTATTAGGCTAAGGCGAATTAACTTGGCGATTATATATTTCTTATGGCCGATCATTATACCTTGGTCCATAGTCATTAGATTGAGAGAAGACAAATGAGTCCTGAAGTTATCCTGTTAATCGAACAGATGAAGCCCTACGTCCTCAATAAGGGTGTTAGCGCTACGGCTAAAGAAGCCGGTGTGTCTAGGGCTACGGTGTATCGGATGTTAAATCATCAAGGCAACCCACGCTTTAAAACTTTCTGTAAGATCATGGACGCTGTGGGCTTGAGAATGACGGTTACAAAGACCTTTAGGTCGGATGAATATCGTCCCAAACACCCGTTAGAAGACTTGCCCCCTATTATATTGGCGGCTGAACACGTAGACGCGAGGTGAACGAGATGGGCGAAATACTGGGTGCATATAAACTTAATGGGTCACAAGTTGTCCTAGTGGAAGATAAGCTAGACGGTCAAAAAGGCTACGGTGTGAAGATTACATTCAATGGGATGTTAGAAGATCACCTGTGGTCTATGAACCTAGAACTAGCAGAGACTTATTTTAAACAAGAAATCATAAGGATGATGAGAGATGATGCGGAAGGATGAAAAGACCGCAGTTGTTAGTGTTATGCATTGCCGGCAGCAACGCCTATGGGAGCATAAAAGCTTTGCTTGGTGGGTGTCTGTTTATGACGCCAAGATAAGGCAGCTGGACACGTTTATATATTATGAACCGCTGGACAGGTTGTTGAACATGTCCTCGTTTAAGGCCTTTAACATAGCCGACAGGGAAATGTTCCTATCTAACTTGCAAGATGCTTGTAAAAGCTTCGGCAAAGTGAAGATGCACCAAAAGTGGGCTGGTCCCATTATGCTTTCGTTTCGTCCTGGTCGTGCGAAAATCTGTCCGCATGATAAGATCGGGCACTTTAAGTTGGTACCTCC